TCTACTACGGCGACGTAGTTATCATGTCGTCCAACGGATGCGTGAATAACGCCACTCTGACGGCGACTACCGTGAACGTTCTGGGCATCTTCCAAGGCTGCTCGTACACGAACACGCAAGGTCAGCGGGTCTTCTCGCAGTACTACCCGGCAAATACGACGGGTACGCCTGACACGGCGGATGCGATTGTTGCTTATATCGCGGACGACCCTGATCTAGTGATGAAGACGGCTATTGTTTCGGGTACGACGGTTGTGGCGCAAGCTACCCGGGCGAATCTGGTGGGCGGTACGATTTCTCTTGTCGCTAACACCGGATCTACGACTACGGGCGACAGCGCGCAAGCGGTGCTTAACTCGGCGGGTACAACTACGACCTGTCCGTTTAAGATCATCGACGTTGTTCCGGATACTTCGCCTGCGGCGGGGTCGTTTGTCGAGGTTCTCGTCACTTGGAACCAAGGCGTCCATCAATACCGCAGCAACGGCGGCGTCTAATAGGGAGCTAAACCATGGCAATTTCACGCGCGCAACTACTGAAGGAACTGCTCCCCGGACTGAACGCCCTGTTCGGCATGGAGTACGCCCGCTACGGAGAAGAGCACAAGGAGATTTTCGAAACCGAAACCTCCGAGCGTTCGTTCGAAGAGGAAACCAAGCTGTCCGGTTTCTCTGCGGCTCCGGTGAAAAACGAAGGCCAAGCCATTGACTACGACAATGCGCAAGAAGCTTGGACCGCTCGTTACAACCACCAAACCATCGCCCTCGGGTTCTCGGTCACTGAAGAAGCGATTGAGGACAACCTGTACGACTCGCTGTCGTCCCGGTACACGAAGGCGCTTGCTCGTGCGATGGCTTACACGAAGCAGGTCAAGGCTGCCTCGGTGCTCAATAACGCTTTCCAAGCCACCGGATACAACGGTGGGGACAACGTTAGCCTGTGTAATACGAGCCACCCTCTGGTGTCTGGTGGTACCAACAGCAACACGTTCTCGACCCAAGCTGACCTGAATGAAACGTCGCTGGAAGCAGCGGTGATTCAAATTGCGGGTTGGACGGACGAGCGTGGCCTGCTGATCGCTGCCAAGCCCCGGAAGCTGGTAGTTCCCCCCGCCCTGATGTTCGTGGCGACCCGTCTGTTGGAAACCGAACTTCGTGTCGGTACCACCAACAACGACGTCAATGCGATCAAGTCGATGGGGTCTATCCCGGAAGGCTATCGTGTCAACCACTTCTTGACCGATACCAACGCGTGGTTCCTCTGCACTGACGTGCCCAACGGTCTGAAGCACTTTGTCCGTGTTCCGCTGCAAAACTCCATGGACGGAGACTTCGACACCGGGAACGTACGTTACAAGAGCCGCGAGCGTTATTCGTTTGGCTGGTCTGATCCGCTGGGTATCTTTGGTTCCAGCGGTTCTAGCTGATGTAGTTTAAGCAGCGCAAACGCCCCCTTCTGGGGGCGTTTGTTTTTATTGCCACCGTTCTTACTTCGTGTTATAAGATCTCTGTATCTGGGGATTTACCTATATCGACTGTCCCAGCAGACCTAGTAGGGACGATATGGGGAGTGCTACTACACGAAAGGTTTATCATGGCTCAATCTACTTTTGATGGTCCGATTCGTTCGCTTGGCGGTATTTTCCAGCAGGGCGCGGGTTCAGTTATTACGATCACTGCCAGCGCGACGCTCAATCCCACGGACCACGGGGGGCGTATTCTTGCTGTTGGAGGGTCGCTGGCTGCAAACGTTGTCCTGACGCTGCCGACGATCAACACGACCGCTAGCTCGGCTTCGGCGGGGCCGGGGTATGACCCGAACACCCCTAATAACCTCGGTGTGACGTATACCATTTGGGTGCCGACGACGATTAGCACTTCGTCGCTCAAGATCGGTACGGACGGTACGGACAAGTATGTTGGGTATGTCCTGTCTATCGATAGTGACACGACTGATGCGACTCGTGGTTTTGGTGCGGCTGCGACGAATGATTTCATCAATTTCAATGGCTCCACGACGGGTGGAATAGCCGGTACTTGGGTGCAGATTGTCGCGCTTGCCGCCCTCAAGTACATGGTGACTGGGGTAGCCGTGGGGTCTGGCACGGTCGCTACACCGTTTGCGGACAGCTAATAGTTGGTTCTCGGGGGCTTCGGCCCCCTGTACCTTCTTTGGAGAACAGCTATGTCTATGCAAACTGACGTACTCGCCAGTGTGCCGCTTACTGCGAGCGGCGCTTTTACCGACCAAGCGACTAACGCTATCCAGCGTACTCGCGTCAAATCCATCTACATTGTCCCTTCGGGTACTGCCGGGTCACTTGTAATCAAGGACGGCGGGGCTTCGGGTACGACGCTTTTGACCATCGATACAGTGGCGTCTGCAACGCAGCCAACTTACTTGCTGCTTCCCGGTGAAGGGGTTTTGGCGCGTACGTCGGTATACGGTGTGGTCACTAATTTGGGTTCCGCGACTATTTTCTACGGGTGACCTGTGCAAAATCAAAAAGGTTACGATCTCGCTGGTAAAAAGTTGATGATCGGGCTACCTGCGTACGACCATAAAGTCGGCGTAAAAATGGCGATTTCGCTGATGCGGTTTGCCCAAATGGCGTTGGAATACGGCGTTACGATTCAAGTTAGCAGCATTTGCGGCTGCTCGGTGGTTACCCGTGCGCGGAATATGATCGCTGATGAGTTCATGAAGTCTGATTGCGATCACTTGCTCTTTATCGACGCAGATATGTCGTTCCAACCGGAGTCAATTATCCGGCTGCTTGCGTTTGGGCAAGAAAAACCTATCGTTGCCGGGGCTTACGAAGCGCGTAAGGCAGGTAAAGTTTACATCCTTACGCTTGACCACGACAAGGATGGCAACGTCATCATGGATCCCATGGGGCTTGTAAAGGCACGCCGGGTAGCGACTGGGTTCATGATGATCCAGCGGCAGGTATTTGAAACCCTAGCAAGGCTACACCCTGAGTGGTACCACAAGGACGTCAATTCGGACAACATGCTGTATAGCTTCTTTGACTTTCTTGTCACCCCGGAAGGCTACGTTGGCGAAGACTTTTTGTTCTGCCAACGCGCGATTGATGCGGGGTATACATGCTGGATTGACCCGACGATCAAGCTAGGCCACATGGGCATTCATGAGTACGAGAGCGACTTCGGCAATGACGTTCTATATCCTCGGCTTCAAGCTACACAAGAACCCGAATTAAAGGTTGCATATGGCTAAGTCCCCAGCATGGCAACGCAAAGAAGGCAAAAGTCCCTCTGGTGGTTTGAATGCCAAGGGGAGAGCTTCTTACAATCGGGCGAACCCCGGCAAGCCGGGGCTGAAAGCCCCACAACCCGAAGGTGGTCCGCGTCGAGATTCTTTTTGCGCCCGGATGGAAGGGATGAAGAAGAAACTGACGAGCAAGAAGACCGCCAGCGATCCGAATAGTCGGATAAATAAAAGTCTTAGGGCGTGGAACTGCTGACATGGCAACGATCCCCGACCATGCAAAAGCCGCTTTTGACGTCACTTCTGTCTTCGCGGCTTTTGGCGCATTTTTCGAGTATTTACCCACCGCCGCTGCGCTATTCAGCCTTATCTGGACCGGACTGCGGATTGCGGAAATGGTTTCTGGCAAACCGTTTCATGAACTGATCAAAAGGAAACAAAATGGCTGACAATAAAAAAGCGCCTCCGCCGCGACTCGTGTCTCAGCGCACGCCCCCGCTCGATTTGACACCTTCGCAACTTGAAGCATGGGAAGCCGCGAGGGACAAAATGGTTAGAGAAGAAGAAACAAAACGTGGCGGCGCACCTACACCGGATAAACCGGGAAGACTTTTTAGACGAGGCGGCTCCGTAGGCTCTGCGTCCCGTCGTGCGGACGGCATTGCTCAACGTGGTAAGACGAAAGGGCGGTTTGTATAATGCCGTCAAAATCTCCAGCGCAACACCGGCTTATGACGGCTGTCGCTAACAACCCAAAGTTTGCCGAAAAGGTTGGTATTCCGCAGACGGTTGGGAAAGAATTCGCTTCGGCGGATAAACGTAGTAGCGGGTATAGCACCAAGGCGACGATTAACCGCCCAGATACCCGGCATGGTAGCATCGATATGCCGTATACAGGCGTCCTTAGTCATGTAGGAAAGAGGCAGGGAGGTGCAGTGATGCGTTCAAAGCGTGATATCGCCGTCGATCAAATAAGCATGGCTCCTTTTAGGAAAGGAAACGCTGTGAAAGAACCTAAAGCAATGATGAAGAAAGAGATCGCCTTCATGCAAAAGAAGGGCGCCCCGAAGTCGATGCTTGCACACGAGAAGCGGGAAGCTCGTGAGGCGGGTTACGCCCGTGGGGGTGGCATTGAGCGCCGGGGCAAGACTAAGGGTACGATGATTAAGATGAACCGTGGTGGACGGGCGTGCTAAGTGCGACCTTCGCGCGGTATGGGTGCAATACGCCCAAGTAAAGTACCAAAGCCCCGCAGGGTTGTGAAGCGAGATGGGCCACAGCCCGTCTCGCTGTTTAGCAAGGGGGGTATAAGCCGCGTCAATCAAGCAGGCAACTACACCAAACCCGGGATGCGGGAGTCGCTGTTTAGGAGCATTAAGTCCCGGGCAGTGCAGGGTACCAAAGCAGGACAATGGAGTGCCCGTAAGGCGCAACTGTTGGCGAAGCAGTATAAAGCCAAGGGCGGGGGCTACCGCGATTGAAAGCCCCCCAACAAAGCCTGAAGGCATGGACGCAGCAGCGTTGGACAACCAAGTCAGGGAAGCCCTCCAGCAAAACCGGGGAGCGGTATCTGCCCGAGGCCGCTATCAAGTCCCTGAGTCCCGCTGAATATGCCGCCACCACCCGAGCTAAGCGAGCGGGTACGAGGGTTGGAAAACAGTTTGTTGCCCAGCCCAAGAGCATCGCCAAGAAGACTGCGAGGTTCCGATAATGGTTGCGAAAACGACGGCAACGACGGATTTCAACCTTGACCTTAATGCGTTGGTTGAGGAAGCGTTTGAGCGCTGTGGCGCGGAACTTCGTTCTGGCTATGATTTCCGTACGGCGCGTCGTTCTCTGAACCTGCTAACCATTGAGTGGGCGAACAGAGGAATCAATCTCTGGACGATTGAGCAAGGCTCTCAGGTGCTGACCTACAACGAGTCTACTTATGATATCCCGGTCGACACCATCGACCTGTTGGATCACGTCATTCGCACGGGTACGGGCGCGAACCAGATCGATATCAATATCTCTCGTATTTCGGTAAGTACCTACGCAACGATCCCTAACAAGAACGCCACGGGGCGTCCGATCCAAGTGTGGTTCCAGCGCAAGACCGGCGCGACGGACGCAGCCAGTGTTGTACAGTACCCCCAGATCCATGTGTGGCCCAAGCCTGACAACTCCCAGACCTACACGTTCGTCTACTGGCGGCTGCGTCGGATATTGGATGCGGGTAACGGTATCAACGGCCAAGATATTCCCTTCCGCTTCCTGCCCTG